GGATATGTTCAACCTACAGAAGATTGGTTAGAAGAATATAAAAAGACTCGTGAGCTTGGTGAAGCTAATCTTGTAACTAAAAGATATGGAATGCCTACAAAGTCTGTAACTGAAGCTGGTATTAAAACACCGTATGATGCAGCTATTGATTATTATAAAAATCGACCTGAAGAAGCAATTTCTAAAAATCCTACTGTGCTCCCAGGTGGAATGCTTTTAGGTGAAGGACAAAAAAGTGAAAAGCTTCAAAAAGAAATAGCAAATCTTGAAAGTCGTAGACAAGCTTGGTTAGCAGGAAGTCGTGACCCATTTACAGATTTACCTCCAACAGGTTCTAAATATAACCCAAGTGGTATTGCTGATTTAACTCCTAAAGCTACAACAGAAGAAAAACCAGGTATTGTTATTCATGATGATAAAAAACCTAGTAGAGATACAACTCCACAAATAGATGTAGCTGCAAATAAAATAGATGCTCTTGACGAATTAATGATGAATGCTAAGACTGACCGTGAAGAACTTAAAAAATTAATTCTTGGTGACGAAGAAGGAAGAGCAAAGGATAAAAAGATAGACCTTTATACTCAAGCATTAAAAGCAGGATTTAAAATGATGGGAGGTACATCTCCTTATGCTGCAGCTAATATTGGACCTGCAGGTGAAGAACTTGCTACAGGTATTGCGGGTGTATTATCTAAAGAAAGAGATGATAAACAAAAACGTGTTGGTCAGCTTGTAGCCCTTGGTCTTAAAGGTCAAGACCTTGATGCCGAGTTGGTTAAACTTGGTATAACTCGTGATTACTACGACGCACATAAAAAATTATTTGAAGCTCAAGCTAGATACCAAGACCGTCGTGGTTCTGGTTCTGGCACTGCTGGTATGGGAAGTGTTCCTGGTAATGTGGTTGCAAGTGAACTTGATAAATTAGAAGGTTTTAAACTTAATCCTAAATCAGCACCGTTTTTTACGAACTTACCTCTTGATGCACAAACAGCATTATTGAAAACAGACCCTAAGTCTGGGTCATATCAAAGAGCGATGGAATTATTTAATAAAGAAGCATATAGGTATACGCAGAATAGATTAGGTATAATGCAGTTATATGGAGCTAAACAAACCCCCTATCTATCTGCAATCCCTCAAGACTAAGGAGCAACAATGCCTCGTGTAACCATACCGGGTATTGGAGATGTCCAATTCCCTAATAACTTATCTCGTGACGAAATCATGCGTCAAGCGCAAGAGATGCAAGCTAAAGCATCTCAACCTACACTTGACCCTAAAGATTTACCTATGGGGGAACTTATTAAAGGTGGTGCTGCAAGAGGAGTTGAAAGTCTTAAAGGTACTGCGTTTGATTTAATTCCAGCATTAGGTGCATCTCTTTTTGGTAATGACGAATATGCTAAAGGTCAGGTAAAAGAATATAACCAAAGAATGCTGGATATTGAGGCAGAATATCCAACTGCATATAAATCTTTCCGTGATATTAATAGTGTAGGTCAAGCGTTTGACTACGGTGCAGAGACTTTAGGTCAAGTAGCGCCTGATGTTGTTTCGTTTATGCTTGGTGCAGGGGTCGGTAATGTAGGTGGTAGATACGCAGCTAGAAAAGGTTTAGAAAGAGCACTAGAGGAACACGGAGCCGAATATGCTGCAAGAAAAGGCTTGACTAAAGAAGCAGAAGCTGCATATGTAAGTAAACTAAAAGACCGTGCAACTGAAGGTGTGCTACAAAAGCAAGCACTTGAGTATGGTGCTGATGTTGGTTTAAAGACAGGACTATGGGGTTCTTCTTTAGCACTTAACGTACCCGATACATTCAATCAAATCTATCAAGAAACAGGTTCACTAAATCCAGGACTAGCACTTACTATTGGTCCACTTGTAGCCGCTCTTGATGTTATTACACCAGAACGATTCATTAGACAAATTAGCCCTGCTGGAAAACAAATTATTGCTAATGAGTTACTTCAAAAATCTGACCTTGTTCCACTTACATGGAAAAAAGAATTCGGCAAAGAAGTTCTTAAAAATGCTGGTATGGAAGGTTTAACTGAAGGAGCTCAACAAGCATTACAAAATTATGGCTCTGAATTAGCTGGTAGTAAAAACAAACTATTCTCACCACAAAGTATTGACAGTATTCTTGATGCTTCTATTAGAGGTTCTATAGGTGGTACTTTATTTGGTGCGCCTGGTGCAGGCTTTGAAGCAAGTCGTAGCAAACAAGCAAGACAAACTTTAATTGACAATCAAAAACGTCAAGAACAAATACAAGCTAATCAACAACTATTATATCCAACACAACTTGCAGAACAACAAGGTGGAGCAACACCTTCAGCTACAGTTGGTGGCGCACCTATACAAGCAGGACCACAAGCAGAATTTAATGTTCCTGGTGTTCAACAACCTCAGCAAACAACTACACCTTTTACTGCAACCGTTGGACAAGCACCAATTCAAGCAGGTGAGCAAGCACAGTTTGGTCTTAATATGCAAGAGCAACAACTTATTAATTTATTAGACCAATACCAAAAACAACAAGATATAAAACTTAAAAATACACAAGCAACAACAGAAAATATTCGTCAAGGTAAATTAAATTCAACTCCGGTTCAAAATACTGTAGTAGAAACTATGAAGACTACAACAGAACCTATTAAAACTACTACGCCGGAAACAACGCATATATTAGATGCAGAAAAATTAAAGGCAGTAGGATTAAAAGAAAATGCTGGGATATTTAAACGGCTTGTAGACAAAGATTTATCAAACTCAACAGATATAGTTGCAGCTAAACAAGTTTTACAAGAAGCTCTTCAAAATAGAAACTTTGCCCCAGAATTAAAAACTGCATTAAATGACATAATAAATAAAGGGGTTGAATATGGGCAAACACTTAACACTGTCGGTGGAACAGATAGAACAGGGGTTGAAGTTTCTGACGGACCCGCAGAATCTGGAGTTGCCCAAGGACTTGGAGAATCTCAAGGAGTATCAGTGGATGATACTGGAAGACCTGTTTTATCAACTGCAACAGGAGAAGAATCACAACCAGGTGCATTAACTGCATCAGTAGGTCAAGCACCTATTAGTGTAGGACAACAAGCTACATTTACTCCTTCAACACCACCAGAACAAATAGCTACTGGCGTACCTGCTAATGTAACAACTACACCAACACAAACTGCAGTTACACCTGAAGTACCTGTAGAAGCTAACGAAGCTGATAGAGCCGCAATTGAAAATCAAAAGAAAAGTAAACCCCCTAAAGAAGTAACTGAAGGTACTCAAGTATGGCAGGACTATTGGACTATACCTGTAAAAAGTTTTGCTCCAGTGCTTACTTATGATGGCTTTTTTAAACAAGATATTAGTAATGTAGATGACCAACTAACAGTTCGTTTTGATTTATTACAAAACCAAAAAGAAGACCCTTCACAACTTAAAAATCTTAGTCAATCTGAAATAAAAGATTTTTATGAGCAAAGAAATGCAGCAAAAATATACTTTGGTAAAATGAGACGAATTGTTGACAATCTAGTTAATATTGGATTTGACCTAGCATATAAAACCCCTGTATTTAAACCTACAACTGAAACAACAGAAGAAGCACGTTTCTTTGAAGGGCTTAATGGTAAGAATGCTGCACTTGCTGCTGCTTGGGTACGTAAAAATTTAAGTAAAGAAACTAATATTATACTTGACGATATATTTAGAATATATAGAAGAGCTTCATCAGAGCAGTCACAAAAGAATTTTATTAATAATTTACAAGATGCTTTTAGTGGAAAAAAAGAACCTAGATTAGATAGAGATTCAACTGTAAAAGGATATTTTGACGCACAAGCTGCAGATGTTGCACGTGCTCAACAGAAAAAAGAAAACGAAAGACCTTTCCATTATGAACAAATAATGGGGCAAAGAATTAAAGTATATGACATTATTAAAGATGCTATATCTAACTTATCTCAAACACTACACCCACGTGTTATTCAGGCATTACAACAAGGTGATTTAAAATCGGCATTAAGTCTTTTAACTGCATCTGATGATGCCTTTGTTGCAAAAATTGCAAATCGTTTATCACAAGTTGCGTCAGACGCAAAAGTTAGAGTTGAGCCGAATCTAGTTAGCATCGAAGGTAAAAAGGTTCCAGGTTATTATGACCCACGTAATAACACTATTTACTTAGATGGTGCTGAAGGAATGAACTCACATGTATTATTACATGAAGTATTGCACTCTGTTATTTCTCATGAACTAGATAATCCAAATAGTCAACTAGCGCGTCACTTAAAACAAATATTTGATGATGTTAAAGATACATTAGATACTGCATACGGTGCAGAAAATGTACAAGAGTTTGCAGCTGAAGCATGGGCAAATAAAGAATTTAGAGCAAAACTACAAGGTATTAATCCTCAAGGTAAAGCAATCAGTGCATGGGATAAATTTAGCCGTGCAATCACTAATTTTATTCGTAGATTAGTTGGTATGCCTTCAAAACCGCTAGAATCGGCCTTAGATGAAGTTGACCGTATTATTGATGCTCTCATATCACCAGCACCAAATTATCGCAATAGTGGAGCATTACATGCGCCGGCAAATGCAAAGAGCCCTGAAATTTTTACAGGTATAAATAAATTTGTAAACGCTGCACCACTTTTAGGTACTGAACAAAAAATTGCAATAGCCTCTGGACTAGAATCTTCAACACAATTAACTAAAAGTGTAGTTCTATCTATATTACCTACATATGCAGTGGGAGAATTGTCAAAAGATATATTACCGGGAAGTATGAATTTTGATAACGCTGTTCTTGCACGGGATGCATTTAGAGCTAAACTATATGAACAATTAGATGCAGTTATAGATGAAGCTAAACAAGCTATTAAAACAAGACCAGACCAACATAAAGCATTTGATACTGTAGTTAATCAAAGTACGGTACATGAAGTAGACCCTACTAAAAATGAATCTGAATATACAGATGCGGATAGTATTACTAAATATAAAGAAATAAAAGCTGAATATAATAAGCTATCTCCTCAATGGAAAAAATTATATACATCTATGCGAGATGCATATAAACAAATATTTGAAGAATTGAAAAATTCTATTCGTTCTCGTATTGATGCTACTGACTTGGATAATCCAACTAAAGAAAGACTTAAAAAAGATATTTTACTTGAGCTTTCTAAAAAAGGAATTATTGACCCTTATTTTGCATTAGGTCGTGAAGGAGATAAATGGTTAGCATTTAATTATATTACTAAAGATGGTACGCCTGACCGTGCGCAAGAAGCATTTAAGACTGACTTTGAACGTAAACTTCGTATGGAACAACTACAAAAACTTGGTGTAACTGAAATAGAACCTTACTCACAAGTATCAGATATTAATTATAGACGTGCGCCATCAGGTTCTTTTGCTAATCAAGTATTAAAACTTTTAGAAGCTAACAGACCACAAGATAGTGAATCAGCTAAAAAATTTGATTCGGCTATTGATGAAATGATGCGACTATTTGTATCTACGTTGCCGGAAACAGCTGCGGCTAAAGCATTCCTAAAACGTAAAAATACAACTGGGTATATGGAAGACACTATTGGAGTGTTTGAACGTAAGGGACGTAACATGATTCGTCAAATTTCTAATATGAAATATAATCCACAAATTACTGCTGTTGTAGATAAGATGCAAGAACATGTTGTTAAAGTAGGTAAAGGTGCTGTTCCTGAATTAAACGCAGATGGAACTCAAAAAATAGGGCTTGATGGAAATCCTGTATTTAAACCTGCACGGGATAACTCATTAGAATTATCTTATCTACAAGAATATGAAAAACGTTTACCTTATACTCTTAATCCTACAACAAATGATTTAGGTTCTACGTTAACTTCTGGTGCATTTATATATACATTAGGGTGGAATATTTCATCATCTCTTGTCAATTTAGCTAATATTCCTATGATAGTAATTCCTTATGTAAGTGGTGAATTCCCTGGAGCAAACGTAGCTAAAGAAGTTGCTGATGTTACTAAACATTATGCACAATCTGGTAGAGCTAAAGAGGTAGAAGTCCTTGGTGGTGGAGGACGTAAAAGAAAAATGAATCTTGGGTTATCTTTAGATAACCTTGACCCTAATTCAGTGCTTGGTAAACATTATGCCCCATTACTAAAAGCTATGCATGAGCAAGGACAAATAAGAAGGTCTCCGCTATATGAAATGATACAAGGAGATACTCGTACTGGGTTTCTTCAAAGAGTAGCTGCATCTGCAGGATGGTTTATGCACGAAGGTGAACGTATGAATCGTGAAGTTACTGCGGGAACAGTATTTAATTTAGAATTAAAAAGACTTATGTCAGATGTTAAATCCGGCAAAATAACACAAGAACAAGCTGGCATATCAGCAGGTAATAAGGCCGTATATATTACTCAACTTACTAATGGTGGTATCTCCGCAGCTCAAACACCACGTATAGCACAAAGTGCTTTAGGTAAAATATTTTTTATGTATAAGAAATATGGTGCCTCTATGTATTTCTTATTACTACATACTACAAGTAAAATATTTAAAGAAAATTTATCTCCTGCTGAACGTAAAGCTGCATGGAAACAAGTTGGTGGTATTATGGGTATGTCTGCACTCATGGCAGGTGTAGGTGGTGTTCCAATGTTTGGTATGTTGTCATTAATTTATTCAATGTTTAGTGAAGATGATGACGATGATTTAGATACAGTTACACGTAAATATATGGGTGACTTTATATATAAAGGTCCACTTGAATACATGACAAATATATCTCTTGCAAGTCGTATATCATTAAGTGATTTAATTATACGAGATACTAAAGGTGGTAACCACGCATCTACTTTTGCAGAACAAATGATGGAAACTGTTGGTGGACCTGTTTATGGAGTATATGGCCGAATATCTCGCGGTTATAGCAAGATGCAGGAAGGTAATTTTGAACGTGGGTTAGAAGATATGTTGCCTTCAGCTGTAAGCAATTTACTAAAAGCTGGTCGATATGGTATGGAGGGTACAACTAGTTTACGTGGTGACCCAATCACAGGTGATGTTAATGCATGGAACATAGGTGCTCAAGCGTTTGGTTTTGCGCCTGCCGATTATACTAAACAAATTGAAATCAATGCTCGTCTAAAAGGTATTGACAAAACGGTTAATCAAAAAGCAAGTAAGTTACGTAGTAAATGGAATATGGCTCGTACGGTTGGAGACGTTGAAGCTATGGAAGAAGCTAAAGAAGAACTCATTGAACTAGGTGATAAGCATCCTGGTCTTGGTATCAATGCTGGTACTATTACATCTGATTTAGAAAGGTCTAAAAAACAATTTGACCGTGCTACTAAAGAAATGGTTAATGGTGTGCGTTATTCTAAGAAGATGTTAAAAGAACTTCAAGCTGACGCAGCCGAATACCAATAAAAAAGGGTCTCTTTTTTAAGGAGACCCAGGAGAGCGCAACGGGAGAATGGAATGTTGCCCTCATAATATATCACAGAATTCTCCAAAAGCGCATACCTAATTTACTTTTTTCTATTCTTTCTGCACTTTTTATCTCATACCCCATCTTAGTTGCTACTTTTTTCATCTGTTTTTCTAGTTCGACCAGATTTACAGCAGGGATAAATACTGAAGCACCTACTTCAAATTTATCCCAATTCACATTTATAACTACTCCATCAGGGCATAATTGGCCCAGCTTCATCACCTTCAAGAGCGGCTTTGTGTTCTGCTGTGGCAACAAGTTCTTCTTCATTTAACCATTCCTTACAATTAACCCATAGTACATCAACAGAAGGTAAGCTCATACGAGTGCCTTTACCCATACGCTTCTTGTCTATAACGGCTTTAGTTCGGCCACGTTTTAATGAGTCTACTAATCCTTCATAGTTGACTTGGTGTTTGACACACCAATCTCTTAATGGTGCAGGATAAATATACATCATCTGCTCATCATATTCATACCGTACCATAAAGGACGTACGAGGAGTCGCATCTGGAATAATCAAGTGGTCTAAGTCAATCTTATTACCTGTGCTACGTGCATCGTCTGTACTCTTTATACGTAGAATATTGTTATAGTTTTCAGCTAAAAACCTTGACAACATAGACTCTGCATCTATGTCCATAGACTTAGCTTGTTCTTTTACATTAGCAGTAACTGCAACAATCCACTTGACAACTGCAGCGATGTCGAAATCAATTAACTTAGCACGTTTAGCAATCATTAAACCCATGATGCCGTCTGCTACGATTACAGAATGGAATCGGTCTGATGGTGTAAAGCCACACATTTTATCCAACTTCAATTGTGTCGTTCTGTAAAGAGCTTTAATAGATTCTAAGTTATTCATTACAAACTGTAGATAAAGAACACCTGCATGACCATAGTTAGATAAAATCTTATTACTTAATTCATCAGTAAATTCTTTCTCTAACCCTGCCACAGGGTGTGCACGTATTTCTAAAATACGCATCGCTTCACCTTTAGGTAGTGCTTTAAGAATACTAATCTTTTCCATAATAGATGTATTACCTGTAGTCACACAAGTTAAATGCCATGGCTCACCTCGAGTACGTTCTTGGTTAGATGAACCTGTCATACGATTTCGTTGACTACCAGATGGTACTTGATATAAGAAGTTACTTAGTTCAGCAGGTGATGAGTTTGTAACCTCATCAATAAACAAAGGTATATTGTGGTAGATTTCGGCACGATTCATTTTAGTTGCCATCGTATCAACTTCTTTAAGAACAAGTTGTGCTGGGTCACCCCATATACTAGCGCCTGCTAACATAGCTGTTGTTTTACCAATACCGGAGTCCTTACTAAACACATGAAGCACTGCGCCGTTGACAGGAGTAAACTTAGTAAAGACTGAGCCAAAACTTAACCCTATAATAAATTGGTGCATTTCCATACCAGATTTGTTATAGAAAGTCATGATGTCTTTCCAATTATCCATAGAACCTTTCATATTAAAAAATTCTATGTATTGGTTTGTTGCTGATGACGGTGGGTTATGGTCAACTCTATCTGCACGTACTTCTTTGTTACCTAATACAAACGCATCAAATGTATCATTGACCCAACCAAACTGTCTGTGTGCTGTATCTGTTTTATTTGTGTATTGCATTTTGTTTATCCATGTTGTTATGTACTGCATAATTTCTTCTGTCTTAGTAACAGCTACACCATGAAAGGCCATATGCTTTCTAATTTCGTCTTTAGAAGTTACTGCAGTTAAAGGTATTGTAAATTCTCGTACACCATCTTTAGGTAGATGCAATCTAATTACAACTGCTTCACCTAAGTCAACATCACTTAAACGACGTGTTACATATAAGTCATTGTGATATACAAGTACTTCTATTTCATCTTCTTGTTTAATAACTCGTTTAAATACTCCACCATTCTTACCTCTAAAGTAAGGCTCGGGATATTTAGGAATAACGTAAGTTTGTGTGTGCCCTTGATTTACATTCTCTGGTACATCTTCCACAATGTTATCGGCTTCATTAGCTTCTTGCACTTCACGGCCGAGAACAATCGGGGATTTTATTGAACCCTTATGCGGACAACCATCACAACCTTTAGGATTATATTCTTCAAACTTCAAGCATGTATAAGGGCCGCCCTTGATACCTCGTACCTTTTTATCGGCAAAGTTTGGGCTATATTCTGGGTGCCCACTAGAAATCTTTTCAATCGCTTTATCAGCATCGATACAAAATTTGGCAATAGAAAGCCCTGCTCTCCACATCGGTTCTGACATGGTTGCTTGATGCTCTATTATATACTTTAATTGCTGACAGCCGTCACCTTTAACTGTCTTTAACATAATAGTTTTAAATCTATTAGTGTAATTACCTAATAATGCTTTAGTTGCTTCATCCATTTCACCGCGTGGTATATACGCAGGTCTAACTAAAACAGGTTCACCTATAATATCTTTTAGTGTGTCATACTTAAATGAGCCGGCGGCCCCGCCAATTAATACAACGGGTCTAGGTGTAAGTTCTTTATAGTTGTTAGTACCTAGTACTCTTAATATACGAACAGAGTCCGCAGTCACCACAGGGTCTGCATGTAAGTCATAATCATCACACATACTCTTTAGCTTCTCTGCTAAAGGTAACCACTCTTCTCTAGTAAGAGGTTCTTCAAACGGCCAATATACATGCACACCACCACCAGAGTTAATAAGCGTTGGTTTCGGCATACCACTTGCCTTGCAGAAATTTTTTAGAGCATCTATAGCTTCTAGTTGTGTATCGTAGGCTTTTCCCGTGCCACAGTCTAAATCTAAAAACAATGACCTTAATTGTTTAACATTATTTGTTTTACGAGACTTGCCATCTTCGAATGTAGCTAGTGCATAGTAAGCATCGTAGCCTTCGTTGTTTAAGTTCTCTGCAACTGTTACGGCATCTTCTATTTTAGGAAAGAACTTCTGAATAGGTTTATCAGAGTCTTTTTTCAATCCCACAATGCAATAGAAGCCCTCGTCGCCAAGAACTTGACGTAAAAATTCTAAGTTATTCATAGCCACCTTCAGAAAGATGGGGCGGTGTTACCCACCCCAAACCGTTAATTAATTGTCATCCCATTCACCAACTAAGTCCTCTAATTTAGGCTCGGCTGATACTGACGCTTTTTTAGGTTCTGCTTTCTTTGGTTCTTCTATGTTATCTTCTTTTGGTGCAGAAAATAATTCTTGCTTATTCTCTTTAACACCATCAGTTTGTGCAACAGTTAATGTAATTGCACTGATAGCTTCTTGTGTATCTTTAAGGCTTTGAACAGTATTATATTCATCTTCAGTTAAAGGTCTAACTGGTTTGAATATTAACCTAGGTGTAGGGCTTGCTGTATCAAACCGCATTTCAGTGACCACGCCTGTAATAGGCACACCATTGTTTTTCAAATGACGTGCATACGCTTGTAGGGGTAGCTTACCTTTCTCACCGTCACCAAAAACAGAAGTAGGGGGCAATACGAGTTGGTATACTTCATGTTTTTGAACTTCTCCGTCAATAACTACTGCGAGACGTTGTTGGTAACGACAAGCACGACTATCACCTTGACCAGAACCCTTGATGTTTTTAGTGCAAGTTAAGCAGGTGGCTGATTGCTTATCTTTGACCTTTTCATCTGGGCGTTGGCTATCGGATGACCAGCAAGTTGGGGACACGGTTTCTCCTTCTGAGTAACTTCCAGAATAGTAGATACGTGAAACTTTTGGTGCTGCTTTCACAATGACAACATTCATAGAACGTTCTTCTGATACACGGTATTCTTTACCGCCAATCATTTCACGGAAAACACCACCTTTAATACTAATACGACGTGCGCCTAATGACTCTCCTGCGAGTACGCTAGTAACATCATCTAAAGCTGCGTTCTTTAAATACGCAGGTAAATCGTTTTTTGTAAATAGAGCTAAATCACTCATACCATTCTCCTTCTTATAAATCTTCGTTAGGGTTAAATACTTCTACATTTGGTGCACCTTCATACTGTGCGCTTTCGGTAGTCTCGTTAATACTTTCAAGCAATCCACTGTTGCTTAGTTTACGTAAAGCTGCTTCCACCTCACTAATCTTAAAGCGATATACACCGCCAAGTTTTAGTGCAGGGATTAAGTCTGAACGAATCCATGTGCGAACTGTAGATATAGATACTGAAAAATGTTTAGCTACATCTTCAATAGGTACAAATAGTTCTTCAGCCATTTTTGCTCCTTTTAATTGTCACGGAATATTCCATGTTGGCATTGAGTCCCGGTGGAAGCACATCGGGGTGTTCTTCTAAAAATACCTTCATATTAGTTTGATGAATACGCTTCTCTAATAATTCAGGTACACTATGCTCAAGAATAAACTTGTTCATAGAATCCCAATCGTTTGTTGAATATGTTGTACGAACCGTACGATATACTGTACCTGCATCAGTTCTTAAACTTTCAGCACCGAGTTCTTTCATATGGTCGAGAATAGCTGTTTTCACAGTCTTCATTTTCTCCTCCATATCAGACATCTTAGCTTCTAATTCTTGGCTGATTTCGGCTTTTTTCTCCCGCATTTTAATGTAAACGCGAGTGAGTTTTTCCAATGATAAATCATTCTCCATTTCATTCTCCTTTTGTTATTACGGTGAAACTATACTATCAAACTTTACCTTAGTCAAGCAAATTCTTGTAAAGGTCAACTAATTTTGAGTGGTCATCTATCCTACCATCTAACATTTTATACATATGTTTTTCCGCATTTGAACCCTGCAACCTTACAATTGTTACTACATGTCTTTGCCCTGCTCGATGTACCCGTGCATTAGCTTGGGCATATGTTTCTAAACTTGGCGTTGGCCCCCACCAAACAACCGTATCAGCGGCAGTTAATGTAACTCCATGTGAAGCTGCTTGTGGTTGAATAATTAATATGCGTGGGTTAGGTGTTTCTTGAAACTGTTTAAATATTTCTGCACGTTTGTTTGCCGAAACTTCCCCATTAATAATTTCAGTTGTAAAACCATCTTGTTGCAATTTCTGTTGTAGTATTTGGATGATGTGTTTAAATGGAACAAATATTAATATCTTTTGCTGTGTTTCATCGATGACTTCTCTTAACACCTTATAGCGGTTATTGATATCAAATTCTAATGTTTCCCCTGTGTCTGAATAAACTGCACCACAAGATATTTGTAGCAACTTACTTAAACCTACGGCAGCATTAACTGCAGTAATCTGTTCACCCGATGCTTGTATAACTAACTTACTACGTAAAGCATTGTAGTATTTCTTTTGTTGTGGAGTGAGTTCGACTTCGCGAGATACATATATCATTTCGGGTAAGTCTAAACATTCGTCTTTAGTAAATCTAATTGCAGGTTGTAGGGTCTGATGGACTATCTTATTTGCATTAGGTCTTACTGTCCATTTAAACTGAGTTACTTTATACATCACCATATCTTTAAATGTGCTATAGAACTTAGGTACTCCTTTAGGATTAACAAGTTTAGCTAAACCATAAGCATCTACAGGTGATTGTGCGGCAGGTGTACCTGTCATCATCCAAAGCCAAGTGTCGGGTTTTAGAATTTTATTGAGTGTTTTCCATCTAGTTGTTTGCACATTCTTATACGCATTAGCTTCATCAATAACTACAAGGTCAAAGTTATTATTAGCGATAACGTCTTTTACAATTTCAACACCATCATAGTTGATGATAATAAATTCAGCATCAGAGTTAATAACCCGCGAACGTTTTTCTTTATCACCATAAGCTATATCAACCGTACGATGCATAGCAAATCTGAATAAGTCTGCACGCCACGCTGAATCCATAATAGAAAGTGGACATATCACAAGCACCCTTCTAATCTTACCTATAGTCATTAGGTAATCTGCCGCCCAAATGACTGAGCCTGTTTTACCTGTGCCTTGTTCGTTTAAACAAAATGCCCTACGGTGAAGCGTTAGAAAAGATGCAGTTGTCTTTTGGTGTTCGAAAGGCTTATACATACCTGGCCAATCGTACTTCGACATAATAGGTGATGGGATGTTTTTTATTTGAAGGTTCTTGAGAACCTGCATTTCATCAAGCCCCCAATTTACAAGCACTTGATTATTACCCACATACTTACTTTTAGGTATAACAGTCGTGACTTTATTAGGGTCGCGAAGTTTTAACAATATAGCTTTATTGTCAATAATTTCCAATTCCATTCTCCAATATAAGTGTCGGCTCCCCGCAGGAAACAAGCAGTACCGACTGGTGTGGTTTGTATGAGCCTCAGTAGAGGTTGATGTTTACCACTCACACCTTACGTAAACACCTATTACACCATTCTATTTTTTTAATCTAATTACTTTAGATAATTTGTTATCACCTTTTTTAGTTCTCTCCGAAACTAAATTAGATTTTTTATCTCGTTTAAATGATTTATTTTGACTAGAGTTTTGAATATATACTCCGTCTTTATTAGAGCCACCTTTATCAAGTGCCTTTACATGAGCAACGTCTTTACCCTCTCTAATATCTGCTGTTCCGTTACTATTTTTATCGGGATACTTTTTATCAATTCCACGTCTTGCCCGTTGACGTTCCATACGGCGTTCAAGTTCACCCCTAGCTTTTTGCTGTTGGTATTCTTTTTTATATGGCCTTGGCTTATTTACATATGGCATATTAATTCCTTCCGTTATGGGGGCATTCTAGTACATAACAATGTTTCTTACATAGACCGCTTGGTCTTGGGTTCCAAACGTTATTTTCATATGAAAACTTCATACGATTATATTCGCTAAACCACTTCATCCACATTTTATCTTGATTTTCTGCAGAATACGAGTCCTTAATAAAGTTTTTTGATATAACAAATAGCAACCCTGCTTTTACTTTTTTAACTTGTGGGAAGTGTTTAAATACTGCTAATGACATAAGTTCTAATTGGTCGGTGTCGGCATACTTTGCAGACTTACCCGTCTTATAATCTATACATCTAGCTTCATCACCATTAATAATAAGTAAGTCGGCTACACCTCGCCACCATACGGTGTCATCCTTAAATCCACATGGTTCAAGATTAGATGTTAAGGCGAGTTCATACTCACAGAGCTTTTCACCTTGCAATTGCTTTAAGTTGTCTAAAGTACTCTTTACAAAATCAAACTGTGATGGTAGGGGTTCGTTATCCCTAACATATTTTTCTGCCGCCGTGTGAAATGATTTCCCATATGTTATAGCATCTGTTGTAGGTTCTACTACATCTTTTAGTACTTTGAGATGGTAATATTTCTTAGGGCATTGGTCGTACGTTTTAATACTTGAATACGACCACGCAGGTATTTTAGTCATCTTTGCATCTTTCAATGAGTGCCGCATAACCACAAATATCTACAATAGAGTCTCTATTGTTTTGGTCATTAGCTAGTCTAGCTGTTTTTAATAGTATCATTAGTACCGCAACATCTTTAGCATTTAGTTCACGCCCGTCTATTGCATTAACATAAGCATTCCACATTTTAGATATGGTGCGTAAGTTTTTATCGGGGTGTCCATAAGTCTTTTCTCTGTCCCCATAAATAATCTTATGGGCTTCTTGTAATACAGACATCGTCTTTTCATTCATATCATTCTCCATTAGCAGTCTCCATAACTTTTACCATAGCCCGACTCACAGTTTACAGGCAAACCTTCTGCCCATTCGGGTGTCCATCTCATACATTTTTCTATATATTTTTGTGCGACTTCTGCTTCTTCTTCCTTAGCAATACACGCAACCGCATCGTGTACTGTTAATACCACATTATACTTCTTAGAAATTTCAATCATTTGCTCTCCGATAATACAACGAGCCAACGCTTGACATACGTTTTCAATTACTTTACCACCATAGATTTTGTTCCAACCATATCTTGTTTTATATTGGAACTGCATCTTGTCATCGTCATCTCTCATATGAACAAGTTGGTCATATCTCATCAATAAACCACTAGGGAGTCTTATGCCCTTGTCATCTGGGGCCAGGGATAATACACCATGTCTACCTAAAGATGTTGTCATGCCTTTAGATAATGCCTCTAAAGATTTTTGACCTTCACGCCATAGATGTACTATATATGGATATGTTTGACGGTACACTTCAATAATATGTTTTGCGTCATCTTCCGTCACCTCTGTGCCGAATGTTTTAAGTTGTGCTTTAAACTTAACTGCACCCATACCATAACCTGCACCAAGAATTGTAGTCTTACCTACAAACCTTTCTTCTTTAGTAATTTCTTCTCTAGGTTTACCATATATCTTAGATGCCATAATCTTATAAACATCTTCACCTTTGGCAAACGCTTCAACCAAATCATTTTGTCCTGCAAGCCACGCTAACACACGTGCTTCAATCTGACTAGAGTCGGCATCAATTACTACATACCCTTCGGGTGCAACAATCGCTTTCTTTAATTTACCTGCGTTCTCACCTCGTGATGGTAAGTTTTGTAGGTTTAAACTATCTGAACCACCCCACCTTCCCGTATGTGCCGCATAATATTTCAAGGGAACTGGCATCAATCCTCGCTTGGCAATACCAATAAATCTTTCTGTTCGGGTTTCTTCCAACGTAGACTTGGTTCCTAACCTTGCCGCGACTAATGTTTGGACTCTAACATCGGGGTGTTCAGCTAGGGCTTTAAAGTCCTCATCATTTTTAGCTAGTGCGAAAGTATCTTTACCCGTTGCTGGGCTAATCTTCATTGGGGGTTCTACACCTAAACTTCTTAATAGTTCTGCAAACTTCGGATTACTTGCAAGTTCGGCTTTGTCTTGAATACCTGCCAAGGTAAGCAACTGAGACTTCTTATCTCGTATATCAGTTAAGTGCATCTCGAGTAAATTCAAATCTAAATCTAGTTTCGGCTGAACAAACATACGTAAAGTCAAATCAATCAACTTCATTTCTTGTTTAGGAAATCCTTTACCTAACATCGCATAAAATAGTTTGTGCGTAAGTTCTACGTCGTTGATACAGTAATCACCATACCTACTAAGTTCTTCCTGTGTGAAGTCCTCACGTCTTTTCCCGGAAGCTGCAATAACCTCATCACCCTTAACACCTAGTTTGTATCGTTCAGCCAATACAGCTAGGCTGCCGCCTACTTCGACACCATGTAATCCACGACCCATACATAAAGTATCTGCGTAAACTTTGGGGGTAATACCAAACTTCTCACTTAATATAAACCCGTCAAACATACAGTTATGTGCCAACATCATGG